TCACAGAAGAATGTGAGGAAGAGATTCGCCAATTCCTATGGAATCATTTTGGTAAAGACTTGTTGAGACAATCAACACATGGATTACCTGAATGGTATAAACAAAAACTATTAGGGGGGGTGTAACATGAATGGTAAACTATTGGAGCCGGCATTAGTTTGTGAAGATGTAATAGAAAATACAACACAGGGGTATAAAGTAAAAGAGGATGTCGTACATAACCCATCACACTATACATCACATCCTAGTGGAATTGAGTGTATAGATATTGTTAAGCATATGAACTTTCCATTGGGGAGTGCTATGAAATATATCTGGAGGGCTGGATTGAAGGATGATAAAGTCCTTGACTTGAGGAAAGCCAAGGAGTATATTGATATAGAACTAAAGAGGCTGGAAGGATTAGATAGTAAAAGAAATATGTAAACTATTTTAGTTTACCATGGAGCCATGTATTTACTTCTGCTGGTTTGAAAGGAGTCTCACCGTAGATTCCTTTCTTACTAGTAACATAAGATGCTTCAATAGATTCCCTCGCACCCTGACTCCTCAGAGCATGTTCCTGTGACCTATTCATCAGAGACATCCATTCATCATCAGATTTACCCCCAGCTTTCTCAACTAAATTTTGACTAGCTTTACGTTCTTTCAGCATGACCCTGTTTAATTCTTTCAGTGGGTATTTCTTTCCTAATGCTGTTGCTTCTGCATGACTCTTAACTGCACTAGGGAACCTCTTACTTGTGCTATCTAGTTTTCTAACAGTTCCTTTTATTTGTTCTCTAATAAAAAAATCATCTTCACTTTTTGCAGCCTCATCGAACTTTCTTTTCTTAACGAGTTTGTCTACTTTTAAATCATTAGCACGGGTTCGTATTAGTCTATCTTTTATCTTCTTGTAATGTTTCGGGTCAGCCTTTTCGTATCCCTTTAATATTTTTTTAGAGTGAGCATCACTCAATGCACTCCAACTCTTTTCTGTTATTCTAAACTTACCTTCTTTTATTGCTTTCCTACCATGCTTCTTTACTATCTTCTCCATTCTATTTGTTACACTCGCTGCCATAGCTTCAGCATGTTTCTCGTTTAGTTTTCTTTCATACGCTTTAAATGTTTTTTTGGTTACACCCTCTGAAAAAGTTTCTATTAAGTCAGCACGCATACCCTGTGGTGTGTAATCTTTCCTGATAGAATTTAAATATGAATGATCGCCTTCATGAAAAGCATTCTTTTTACTAGCTGCCGGTGTGAGTATTATATCGGAATCTTTCATTCCAACATAGCGTACATTCCTAGCCTTAGTAACCAAGTTAGGATCTCCGAATTCATTTCTTATTTTTGCTTTCACATCCAGCTTTCTCATGTTATGTAGTACTTTATTTGGTAATATTTTACCAACATCAGCTAGCTCCCTATTACCATGAATACCGGGCCACATTGCGAGGTCATCTTTCACAGGATTAAATGACTTTCTCAATTTAGATAAACGTTTACCCAATTGTTTACCAAATGTTTTTGCTGTCATCCCAGCTAATGCACCACCGGGGAATGCATCTAATGCTGACCATAACCCACCAGCAATGGCATCTTTAGCACTAATAGGAGATCCAGTAGACATAGTTCTACCCAACTTGGTTGACTCTTCACTTGGTTTAAACATATTCCATGTGTCAGAAGCTAACCCTTTTAACCCTCTAGCTTTATAATGTCCAGTACTAGTTAATTCACTCATACTATCCCTTTTTTCCTTTTACATAAGTTCCCCATACGTAAGCTCCAAAGAAGAAGCATATGATTGAACCAGTACCCCATAACATTACATTACAAGTTGCCAATTCAAAATACTTTATTGCTAATTCTTCTTTAAATGGAATACAGATTGCTGTCATTAAGACTAATGCTAACTGCACTTTAATCCACAGTGTAGCGATTACCCTTCTAGTTTTACTACGCTCCGTTGATTCTTGGAGTGTTGTTTCCACAAACTTTGTAACTGCCTCTCCAATTTTAAATGCGTCTCTCGCTTTCTCTACATCAGAATAGTGTAGGTCGTTTATGAACCCACCTGCTTTGGCGAGTAACCCACCATCCTTATCGAATACATCTGTGGCTATTTTCGGTGCCCCAACTACAAAAGTTTTTATTGCTGTTAACCAACCCATTTTATTTGTCCCCCTTTATTTTGCTAAATGATTTACCTTTTTCAGATACTTCTTTTGCCAAACCTTTTAATTGTTTTATCTTCCCTTCAATTTGTTCGTCTATATATTTATAACTCCTACCCTTTTTCTTTAATGCTGACCTTTTAATATGCATAGTTTTGATTTGTCTTTTAATCCTACCGGCTAGCATACCTTTCTTCGGGTGTATCTTACCAACTGTCCTGACCATTTGATCCACGTAATCCACAGGATATACTTTGAGTCCTAATAATTCATCTAGTAATACTAGACTAGCAGCCCTCTCCTTACCTCTCGCATTCACCTTACCTTTCCCAGCCTGATATATTTTAGCTGCCCCAATTATAGGGGTAGGTAATGCTGTCTTAGCAAGATGTGCTGCTCTGTATTTCGCATGTGTTTTAATTTTACCCATAGTAGATTTACCAGCGAGTTCAGTCTCAGGAACTATATCTCTCTGCATAAAAAAATCATAACCACGAGTAGTAGCTTGCTGTGCTAACTCACTAACCATTGGCATACCCAATGGAGATATACCACCGGGAATCACTCCCGCAAATCCACCACTCTCTGCTATATCACCCCACGGTAATATATAAGACAGACTCAGATAGTGTTCTCTACCATCATCATCTATGAATGGAACTCGTGGAAAACTAGGAAGATATTTAGTCAGTCCACCCTTCATGAAATCAGGTCGATGTTCTTTCTTCCCTTCATATTGTTCTGGAGTATCACCAACAAACTCCATTGCTGCCTGCTCTAATCCATATATCATAGCAGCAGGTAATAAGAATCTATGTGGTGTAGTGACCGCAGCTTCCGCTATTCTAGGCATTGCTTTCATTGTGAATGTAGCGAATGGAGCACCGTACCATTTAGTTCTATACTTATGTTGTGCTTTTGTTACTTTAGAATAGTTGAATAGCCATTTCTCCGCATCTATTGCCGCCTCTTTAAACGGCATCTTGCGTCTCTCTACGTTGTGTATAAACTTAGCTACCTTAAACCATTGCTCTTCTGCTTCATATTTCTTAGCAGCCCATGACGCACCTTGCTTTCCTTTCTCCCATAGGTTGCCTATTGTACCCATCTTCTCTGCCATACTACCAGCTTTAGCACCCTTCAGTTGTATTTCAACGTCTCGGAACATGGATTTCAATTCAGCATGTGTGAAGGTACTCTTCATCAATCCTTCTTTACTAGCTGCTACCCAATAAGATTTTTTACCACGCATTTCTTGAGCTGCTCTATATAAAAAGTAAGGTTGTTCATAAAGAGGCATCCCTCCAAGATGAGCGAGGATAGCATTAGACATCATATTCCTAGCATGTGTTTTTGGAGATAGTACTACCTTACCAAACTTCCATGCTGCTAACATCTTCGCTCTGGTTCGTTCTCCTTTAGATTGCTCCCGTATAACAGCAGTAATATCTTCATATATTTCTGCATGTACACGCTGACCAGATAGCTTACCTAATCTTTTATTCATAGGTAATTTTCTAAAGCCTTTGGGTATAGCCTTCTTAGACTTAGGATTGAAAGTCCAATTCTTATTCTTAGAAATTTCCGAAAAGAATTTACCCATCTCTATATCATGAGTTAACTGAATGATACCTTTAGCTACAGGATAACCCGGAGTTAGTATCTCACCAAGAGCTTTTCTTCTCTCCTTAGTTAAATCTAATCGGGATTGAAACCTATCTAATCCTAGTGTATCTGGTGCTTGCTCTCCATATCTTTTTATTAATTTTTTATACTCCATCCTAGTATACAATCTAGGCATATACTTTCCTACGTTCTTGAAGAAAGTTTTCTTATTTAATAAACCTAAATCAGTAGCTTGTTTACCTAAAGCGATGAATGTATCTCGTACCTCTGTAACTAGAGCCTTCTCTAGCTTACTCATATTCTCGGGCATCTTCCCCTTAATACTCTGAGCTACCTTCAACTGAGCTGCTTCTGGCAATGCTTGCAATCTGTTACCAAGATTGATAGCGTACTCCCTACCAACAGCCTGATGGCGTTGCATGTCTTCCATGCTATTCATAAACTTTTTCGTTTTCTTCATGGTTCCTCTGTACTTATATAGTAAAGCCCTATTGATAGGCTTACCAATCAGAGGTATCTTATCCATAACTTTTGGAAATACTCTCTCAGCTAAGTGTTCCCATGTATTACCTTTCGTATGTTTTATATATGCTTCTACTGCTTTGTGTAATGGAAATCCACTATATAGAGTAGTACCACCTTCAGTTGTTACTGGATGTTCCTTTACTTTCTTAACTTTCTTTTTTGTAATTGCTTTACTACCAGCACCAATGGAAGCCTTAGTTGCTGCTTGTATTGCTAATTGTTCTCTCTTTCTTTCAGCTCTAGTTGTCTTACCTTTCTTACTCGCTTTGGTAGGTCTATGAGTTTTAAATTTCTCGGAACTCTTCTTATATTCTGCTTGTGTTTTGTCTCTCACTGTAGCTTCAGCAGCAGCTTCCTTGCTTTTAGCTTTGAGATACTCTTCTTTAGTTAAGGTTTTAGGTTTAGAAGCTGTGTCTTTTACTTCTTTGTAAGCTGCCTCATCAGTTTGTTTCTTCCCTAGATACTTATCTCTAACTGACTTGCCAGAACTAGGAGCTTCCGCACCCTCTTCAATGGAACCACTTCTACCACCATCTTCTTTATATTCTTTTGCTTCTCTGAATGTTTGATTCTTTAGTTCTTTATCAACACGGTGTCGAGTCTTACCCTGCTTCACTCCCAATTGTTTTTTGATATGGTTTTTAACAGCACCTTCGGCTGCCTTATATGCAGTACCCTTTATCTTGCTGGTTACTTTACCATTTAAGAATGCATCTACATCAGTGGGATCTAATTTTCTAACATACTTCCATATAGCATCTCTCGCTACGTTGTTTAATATATCATAGGAGAAATCTTTCGCTAACATACTGGTGTTTTTAATTCGTTTAACTACTTTAATAGCTATATTGTTGCGTGTTATTTCCTTACCAAATGTTTTAGATTTCTTATTCGTATCAATAGGAACTAGTTTTCTAAATACCTCCGTGTCTTGGGGTGTTTTTTCACGTAGTCCTTTTGTTGGATCTTTTACAACAACAGGTTTCTCAGCTTTCTTTCCTTGTTTTACTATCCGTTGTTTCTTTGCATCAATAATTCTTTCTGCAATAGTAGTTGTTACCTTCTCTCCTTTAACATTAGTGTACGTAGTTTTTCTTTCACCTATAACATCCATAGAAACATAACCGGAGTCTTTGGTTTTCTTACCTTTAACATTGAATCCTTTTGTATATCTCTTTACTACATCTCCACTCTTTGCTTCTTCTACCTTTAATACTTCTCCTGCTTTACGGGCTTTCTCTTTCGCTACCTCAAAGGACGCACGTACTTCATTACGCATTTTCTCTGTGTGCTTAGACAAAGACCACGCTTTAGTAAGAGGTGTGCCTGTGTATGTATTACCACCGAGCATACGTATAGTAGGAGTATCTAATTGATTATAAGAATACTTTACTTCCTTCGGTTTTTGTTTTACATCTTCCTTCTTTAATTTTATATCAGAAGATTTTGTTGGTTTAGTAACTACCTCTCTCTTCTCTACTTCTGGTTTTACTTCCTCTTCTATTTTTTCTTTTACTACCTTCTTTTCTTCTTTCTTTAATTTCTTTTTCTCTATTTTCTTTTCTACTTTTTCTTTTACTTTCTCGACTACTTTCTTATCTAAGAACTCTTGTTCAAATGCCTCCTTAATTAGAGTAGTTTCTACATTCTGTTTCTCAGGATCAGACTCCTGCATCTTCCTCTCTATCTCTTCTCTATCTTTTTTCTTAGGTTTGAACGGTTTTATTTTATGTTCTTTAACCAGTTCTTTAATATAGAATCTCTCGTCAGGTGTGAGAGCTTGGAGTTTCTTTTTCAGAACTTGCTCTGAGGCTTTCTTTGTTTTAAGATTAATTTTACCAGCAGTACCTGCTTTATGTAAACCTTTAAACATTAATAATTCACTTACCAATGTAGTAATATATCCTGCACGTTTACCCCAATTCTTTGTTGATGCCTCACCAGCCATGGTAGCGGGTTTCAATGCCACTTCCATAGCAGCACCCAACTTATTTATAGCAGCATTCTCAGCACCGGATTTAGGCTGTAAAAATTTAGGTATCTTACTGGCAACAAACTCTTCAGATGCATATGCTTCCTCTGCTGTCCCACCTGTAGCGAGGGTCATAATACCATACGATTTTTGTATAGGCCAAGCCACTAATCCAGCCAGTGTTGAACCTACTACACGAGGAGTGGCTGCAACTTCTTTAGCTACATAAGATATAACATTATCTTTTGGCTTATCAAGAAATGCTGCCGCTTCTTCCGCAGACATTCTCCCACTCTGTTTTTCAACAGGGGCACTACTGGAATCTAAAAAGGCTTCCGCTTCTGCTTTAGTCATATATTATAATTCCTGTAACATTTGTATAGCTATGTCTCTATCTAATACTCCAGTAGCAACTGCCGCAGCAATTTTATCTGGCGTATTATATTTTAATTTACCAGTTATAGCTGCCTTAGTTGTTTCAGTAGAAGGTTTCCATTTCTCTGCTTCAGCTTCCTTATCAAACGCTTCTATTTCTTCTTCAGTACGACCCAAATCGGCAGGGTTTCCACCCTTCTTCATATACTCACTGGCAATAATCATTTCCTGTGTGTAGGATTCAGATTCAATACGTTCCACATGTTCATTATAATCCGTCAACATAGGATCAATGCCCTTAATAGCATTCATTCTTATTTTTACTCGTGCTTCATAACTTGATCGTAGTTCTTTTAATACCTTGTTGACCACATTACCCCCCGTTGTTTTCAGAGAGTCTACTTGTGCTTTGAGTTCTGCATTTTGTTTTCGATATAACCTGTCGAGCATAGCTTTATTCTGAGTCTGAGCTGCTGCAACCTGTGTTAATAGTTCTGGATTATATTTATTAGCGAGTGCGAACTTGGTTAACCCATCTTGTCTTTCTATATACCGATCTATAAACTCACTGGTAGAAATATTAGAAGACTTAATCATCTTCGCTTCTAATTTTTTTATCTGTACTTTGATTTTATTTTTATTTGCCACATTAATATCAACACCCTTATTGTTGGGTGAACTATATTTTTTATACGCCTCAGTTAAACCAATTAGTTTTTGTTTATCTTCTGCTTGATCACCACGAGATATTGCCTGTGGATCTGTAATCAAATACGGAAGATTAAATAGTTTGGCAGCAAACTGATTATCATATTTAAATTCAGAAATCATTATCTTTTCACCATTATCTTTACGATACAGCAATCCTGTAGCTGGGTCAAACCTAGTATTCGGCCCATGTATAGACTCAATAATAGCTTTGCTCTTTTCAGATGATAATAGATTTAATAATCTATCAGTTTTCCCACCATACTGCTCATACATATTAACAGGTTTGGGCGTATTCTGAATTTTAAACTGTTGTCTCTTCTCATCTGCTTCCATATTAGCAACATCAAAATTCTTTATGGCTTGTGCATGTATTGTTGCATTTCTATTTTCATCTATTATAGATTGTTTTCTAGATGCCTCGGCTGCAGAAATAGCCATAGCTAACCTTTCGTCCTGTCTCTCGGCAGCTCTTCTATCCAGACCCCTATTCTCTTGGGCTGTTTGCATTTGAGAGGACATCAGTAACTGTTGCATACCTCTGGCTTCTCTGTCATCTGCTCTCTTAGATTGCAGATTTAAATTTTGGTCTATACTATCTAAGCCTCTCTCTATTGGAGCATAAAATTCTACGCCGTATCCCATTATATTCTCCTATTAACCAATTGCGTCGCCACTCTCTGTTTCTCCGTAACCACCCATTCCACTACCACGGTTTCCACCACCATCAAAACTATAACCTCCGAATGGATTATTAGCATCATATCCACCCCAATTACTGCCTACATTTTGTTGTGGCCCCATGCCTTCCGGCCCGAACCCACTATCACCACTACTTTGACTACCCGGCCCCCAAGTTTTACCATAACCCATATAACCCGGCCCTAAATATTTATCCATTTCTTGAGATTCTTTAACATCCATTCCACGTGCGTTTGCGATGTCTTGCTGTTGGTCATTACCAAATTGATCTTTCGTAGCCTGTGTTGGATTTTTATAGGCATCCACAATGTCTGCGATAAACCCTTGATTTTTAGATTTTCTTGCTGCCTCATTTATTTCTGCTTCCTCGGGAGTCCAATCAGCAGCCCCACCATAATTAAAATCATCCATCGTAGTGAAACCCCTTTCAGCTCGATTGTATGCTTCTTTAACAGTAGCCCTTGCTTCTGGACTATAAGCATCTAATCCTCTACTTGTAAATGCTTTTTCAGCTTTACCTTGTAATGCTCCAGCTTTTACAGCTCCCGGAACTGCGCTTAACATTTGTTGGGCTACTCCCGGTATCATGCCCTTTATACCCAACCCTAAAACGTCAGAAAGTTTAGCGCCTAATTTACCGGCATATGCCATTAAACCTCCAGTCGGAAGACTACTCAAAGACATACTTTTTAAACCGAACATGTCTTTTAAACCAAATGTATTATAAGATTTTGTAATCTCACCGGGGGTTTCGTCTCTACCATCACTATCACCTTTTTGACCACCTTCGAATTCATTCCCAGCATCATAGTTATTACTAGTAATCATCCCACCCATATCCATATAGGGATTACTCTCACCCTCGCCCTTATTGCCCTCTCGACCTCTCTTTCTCTGATCATCCTGTGGGTTTATTTCTGATAGGACATTTCGTTGCCCGTAACCTAGGCGATCAGCTTCTTCTAATGCATCAAAATCTGACTGATCAAAATTTCTACGGCCACCTGCTGTGTTACCATAATCATTTATTCTTTGGAATTCTAATTGTTTCTCGAGAGATAACTCTTCATTACCATTACTCATTATTTTTTATCCTTATAAGAAACCTAAAAGGCCAGCGAGTCCACCTAACGCAGTGCCCCATTTTTTATTTTTATCACTCTTACTACCTATAACAGAAGCTATACCATAACCTATACCAGCTCCACCTAATGCGCCACCTATTTTACTACCCCAAGAATTAGCAGTCCCCATACCTACACCGCCACTAGCACCATCACCACCCCATCTAGTTCCACTGGAACCATACTTGCTACCAATATTAGAACCTAAGCCTATCATTTTTAAACCAACTCCTGTTTGAGCAGCATCCGCAGCAGTTCTTGCAGCTTTCTGATTCAAATTAAAATCAGACTGCCAATTGGATTGGGACTGTGATCTGTCTTGTTCAGCTAAATCAGACTGCATCCTACCTGAAACGCTTCTAGCACCCTCTCCTGACGCAGCACGGGCTTGAAGCATGTATAACCATGGATCTTTTTTCTTAGGTTGGCCTCTCATACTACGCTGTCCTGAACTATACATATTTATTGCCATAACTATTCTCCATTATGTTATGTTAGGATTTCCACCGTAATAGAAATCTTCCATTGCTCCGCCAGTGAATTGGGGAATCCTCTTTTGTGCATTCAAAAAATATTTCTCCATTAGTAATCTATGTTTTTTATCCGCCACTCTTTGTTTAGAAGCATCTCTATTGCCCTGCCATGTTACTCCTAGACTACCTAACCCTAGAATTGTAGCAATGTTGGCTCCCCTCTTCGCATCTTTTATGGATCTAGCTTTAGCACCATAACTTTGCGTATGCCTACTCTGCTTATCCGCCATTGTTCTTTTTGCTAACGCATGACTACGACCAAAAGCTGCACCTTCTACCTCACGAGCACCTTCTCGGGCAGCATAATTACCATAGAGATTACGATTTAACATCCCTTTAATAGCAGCATTCGCATTCCTCTGCTCATTTAAAAGCATAGCCTTTTGTAACATGGGGTTATTAAAGTTTCTTATTTCTCTTCGTATTGCCATAATTTTAACCTCTCATTATAAATGCCAGTGCGTAATACGGTGGCAACCATGATTTATCAGCATCAAAGGTATGATTTGTATGTGCTCCTGCTGTAGCTATGTGGTGTACAGCCCGACGATTTAATAACCCCCCATGTGATTCGCCCTGATGGGTATGTCCACCGGATGATGAAATAGAACTTTCAGTCCCATTAACTGTGTTATCACCAGCACTCTGATTATCATTTGCAGCAGAATCTAATTGAATAAAATGATCTGTCAAATCTGGTGTACCACTATCTCCATCACACAATATCCAACCGGGGGGTGGAGTTGTACTTTCATACATAGCTATCATACCAGAAGCATTTTTAAAATTAGCTGCGGCATCTGTCCAAGCAGATAAATAAAATCTTTTAGTTTGTTGTGTTAAAGCAATACCCACAGTATGTGAATGTGCACCAGCAGCAATGTAGTCATAAACTGTATGTCCATTAGAGAGAGTACGTTTGGCGCCTGTCACTCTATGATCATGATTTCCTGACGTACCAGATGTTACACTATCTACTGTTTGAGCAGCACCACTAGCCATTGTAGTACCAGCTTTTAATAATCTAGCAGTATCTTTTACAACTGCGAGACCACCAAAATCTTGAGCACCTAATACTATCCCATCTTGTGGATAGAATACATTACCTAGTTGTGATTTAATAAGTACTAATTGCTCGTATCCCGGATCATAATCTTCAACTGTTACTGTATGTGTCCCACCAGTTTTTGCACCACTAGAATCTGCTCCATCGTTGCCGCCGATCCCACCATCACTATAACCATAAAATGTACTTCCAGTATGTGACCCGCCATCACTCGTAGTCCAAACTATATCCGCATTGACGGCACTATTATCACCAACATCATATGTATCTCCAGCACCAATTATCCATTTGCCATTAGCAGATTCAAATAAATCCCATCCGGCGGGAGCTGCATCCCCACCCTGATATGGTATAATTAATCCTACGGGAATATTATCTTTATATGGTCTGTTTGAATGTAAACTATATAATCCGTATCGTTTCATAATTTATGCCCACGCTACAACTTCGTTAGTATTAGCAAACTCAACAACGATACCTAATAAATTGGCATCCCCAACCAAATCATCATCAGCATGATCTGGATCTCTATGCGCTTTCAAATGAATGACATCTCCTAATGCTGCCGCACCCGCTATTGTTATAGCTGCTGTAGCAGGGGATATGTGCAGCATCTCTTCTTCTCCTGCTGCGAGTGTATCTGATACTTCTTTTAATGTACCCATAGCGGCATCCATTTCTTCAACATTACTATATGAACCTCCCGCAAGACCCCATCTAACTTTTTCCCCAGCAGTAGCATCTGATGTTGAGAGCCAGTAAAATTTTACTTTAATAGTACCACGATTCCATGTGGGTGGCATCACAATATCGAATTCAATATATTCTTTTGTTGTGTCATCAAATCCATAATATGATACAGTAACATCATTAGTAGCAAACTCTTCCCCACCAAACCCAGCACCAGACGTTTCATTAGCATTCCACGCACCAGCACCTAACCACATATGGTCATACTTCAATCCCAATCCTGTATAAAACTCATCTAAATCTGTTGCTTTAGCAGAGTCTCTAAAGAAATCACTGAACGATTGCAAATGTGTTAAAACCCAACGTTCATCCCCGGCAGCACTAGTAGGTGTAATATAATCAACACCGTCATCTACTGCCGCACTACCAGAATCATACACATGAAAATACACTAATGCTGTTGTTGCAACAACAGTCATACAGAGATCATCATCAGTCAAGACAGAATGATCTATATCATCTAATGAACCAGCCCCACCACCTGTTAAAATATTTGCGGCATAAAAATTATTAGCCATTTGAAATTATCTCCTTTATCTCATTTCTGTACGTATCTTAGAACTCTGAATACCCCACATAATGGGTTCAAATTTATCAGTAGCCGATTCAAATTTAAATTGAAAAGAATGTGACCATGCTATTTCATTCATATCTTTAGTTACTTTAACTAATCTATTCGATCCAACGGCTGTCGTCATATCTAAACTACTAGCCGGAGCAGAACTAAATGACACCCCCGCTACACCGTCATCAGATAGAGATGGAATAACATCTGTGAATGCTAATCCAGCAGCAGTAACAGCTTTATCTGCTGTAACATCCGACCACGCAATAGATAATCCAGAATCTGTATCAGTATCTTTCCTATAAAAAATACTAACAGCAGCCGTACCATCTATCTTCTTTGTTACTAATTTAAATCTTCGTATTAGAGTTTCATCCCATTGGTTTTTTGTTGGGAAGAAATCACCAACAGTAACTACACCAACAATATTTGCACCGTTCCAACTGTTACCAGTTTCTAATTCATACAGTCTACCATCATCAGACCCACCATAAATAAACTGATCACCAGTTGTGGCTATAGATTGTATACCACATTGTATAATCTCACCGTAATTAGTATTCTTTTTAAACCATTTTTGTTTTTTAACATCATATACGAGCCATGTATTTAAATAGGTCGCATTACCAGTTGGTATTAAAATGTTCCATTCATTATATGTACTATCGAACCATGCTTGTGATTCATTAAAATAATCAAAGTTAACACTGTCTGATTCATTAGGATCAAAATAGTTTTCTACACCTTTAACTTGATGTAATACAGCACCATCAAACATAACTGGCCCTTGATGACTAATCCACATAGCAACATTACGTTCTACTTTTTCACCCAATTCAAATCCAACTTCTGCTGTACACAATGTGCCGGGGGCAGGACATCCTATTCTAAATGAAATAGGAAATAATTTATAATCTATTGGTGTATCTCCTGTCATTAACCACACTTCATTATTTTTCAAAATGACAAGCATACTAAAAATGTTAGAACCAAATCTATTGTACAACTGTTGGGCAGCAGTAATCTCCTCAACAGATCCCACGTATATACTCTGATACCCATCATCAGAACTATCAACACCATTCCACATGTGAGGATTATTATCTACACAGAAATCAATTCTATTACCCTCATTACCCTCAACATAACCACAAAACATTAATTTGTTTTTATACTGAGTTGGAAACTTATATACTTCTAGTTCTGTTTGTTTTGGAATTGATGTTATTAAATCTATTACAACATCATTACTAGCAGCACCAACAAATGCAGCATCCACAGAAAGTTTATATGCATATCCTATTGTGCCAAATAACTCTGTCTGTTCTTCATCGTCAGGCGGAGTCCAGTACAACAATCCAGTTTTAGCACAGCTAGAATCTGCTGTAGCATCTAGAGTACCATCTGTAAATGTTAAATTTGCCCATGAATTTCCATCCCAATATTGTATCCCATCAGTAGCATCAAACTGTGCGTTATTTGTATTTACTAAATCACCTAACATAGTTAACTTAATACCAGCCATAGCCTCATTAAACATTAATAATATATGACCAGTAGCAGCCAATTGCCCCATATATAAACCAACGGGAATGTCTATTGTAGATGGTTCGTGTACATGCACAGTAAAATCTTCATATGTTTCTGTAGCATTAGTATATCTTTGTGCTTGAATAGGTTGTCTGTAAATACCATCCCAAATATTTGTGGGTGTTTGCATGGGTTTGTCAACAGTTACCTGATAAATATTAGCTGAACATTCTGCCTCATCGGCTGTTACTTCCCATGTATATGCATAGGCATATCTCTCTTTATAATGTTTTGCTTTCGCTACATCAATTGTACTATTAAAAGACAGTACACCTGTTTCAGTTAATTTGCTAGTTCCATCTGCAAGACCGCCGACAGCAGCAAACGCAGTACCGTTCCAATATTTAACTACGATAGCATCTGTACCCACGGCATTACCATTAACATTATTAGGATCTATATATAATTTAATTCCCTGTAATGGGGCTGTTGATAAAACCATACCTGTTGCTCTGGCTGCGGTATCTATTTGAAAGTAATCAGCAACTATGGTATTTCTAACTTCACTTGTTTTATCTATAGGATAAGCTGCCGCAGCATCTGGATCGGCTGTTTCAGTAGTGAACAGAGTCATTATGTCTGCCTCTGTACCCTCCCAAATAAGAGATTCTTTTTGATTACAATAAGCTATGGCTCCAGATGGGCCATTACTAAATCTACCAGTAAGATCGTTATCAACATCTGTGTGTAACGCTGTGCCATTAAATGCTCCAGTACCTTCAGCAATTCCTACTGCCGATGTACTATAAAAAACTTTACCATCATCATCTCCATCTTTAGCATGAACTAAAATGTAGGAGTCGTCATCTCTATTTGTTCTAAAATGTAAACCTGTTTTTATATTAATATTATCAGTTATAGCTGTGGAATTGAAGTCGTGGTGTCCATTAACACCCTCAATCCCACCTTCGTTATAACGCATATTAGTTAACTCTTGATAATTTTCAGCACCTATTAGAGCAGCATCAACACTCGGAAGCCACTGACCATTGAAACTGAACATCTCATCTTTTAGAGGTACGTTTTCAATCTTTGGTACGTCAGCTTTAATAGGTTCAAATGGTTCTTTCTTTTTATTTCTTTGTGTCAAAACGGTATGTCCCTATTTTAATGTGAAGTTACTAAACGGCTCAGTTCCGAAATCGTACTTGTCTTTTCTTTCGTGATTGATTGTATTTATATATTGTGTTAAATATAAAGCTGATTCCTGAAACAACCTATCTTTAACTTTGGCTTTAGATGCACAAAATAAAAAGACTATTGGTTGGTGTTCATCTCGCAACTCAGTGAAATCATCAGTCTCAGATGAAACAAGAACTGTAATATCATTACCATTTTGAGTTGATGTGGGTGTTGGAGATATGTAAAACTTCCTATTGTTCTCATAGAAATGTGTAGGATTACCTGTCGTGTTCTGCACATGACCAAATTTCTGAACGTCTATTCGTTGCAATCCTCTGGCTGTAGTATCATCATCATAGTAACATGCTTTTACTTTTAATGAAGTGCCTAACCACGTCTCGTCACTGGATGAGTATACCCACTGATCAGTAACTAGAGTAATAGTTTCCTCACTCTCAACACATAACAATTTGGTACTCAAATCCAGAGTGCCCTCTTTAATCCAATTAGTTATTTCTGTATCAGTCCAGAACCCCGGAGTAGGCTCATTTATTAAAGCTCTAATTTCTGTGATTGCGTTTGCTACTGAATATGCCATTTTAAAACCCCAAGTTATATTTTTTTACAAAGTTACGTCCGACAACCATACTATTTACAGCTTGCTTAAACATATCTAAAAATAACAAATCAACATTAACTGGTTTATCCTCTTTAGCTTTCGTAGCCATAACAACGAGAGCCTCTCTTATATACTCATTGAAATAATCATCGTATGGCATGTAACTTAATATAGTTAGTACGGCAGATTTGACATGGTAATAAGCATCTATAGTATAATCAGCATCAGATTCAATATCAAAATAAAAATTAGTTGCATTGTGTGACCAGTAATTAGGTATGCCCGTATTAGAATTTTCATCATTTGATTGGAACCGATGCATTACATCTATCAATGGTGCTTTACAAATTAAATGGATTCCACGATACACTGCAAGAACATTAACACTCCTAGAAGGTTGGGAAACGGTATTGTCACCATCAGCTAGAGTTGTAGAACTATGTGTTATTGTGAAATCAGAATTTCGTGCTATCAAAAGTTTATCTAACAATTGTATCACACGGTTAATATAATCAACCATCTGATCGTCATCCCACTTCTGACCACCTCTATCTTGTAAATCATACCTAGCACTCGTAAGAAGAGCGCCTACTGTAGTTGTACTGGATGATTCATAATTATCAGGGCTACCTATCCACTCAGCCATAATCTATTCCTTTATCAGCTTTTGAGCAGCTTCTATTATTCTTCGTTCTGCTGCACGTTGTTTATCTAATTCTTGTATTGTTCTGTGTTGTGGGTTTTTCTCACCACTGTAAGAAGCATTATAACACACACAAGACATATCTGTACTTCTATCTATATGTGTAATTTCCTGCTCTGTACCTTCATTATAACATGCATTATAACAAACACAACCTTTATTCTTTTTAACCCGTGGTTCCCATTTTGATTTGGGTATAACTATACCTGCTTCCTTAGCTGCTTCTTTATATTTCATTCCAGCCTCATGTTGAACTCTACTATAATTACACACGCTCTCTGGTTGTTTATATAAGGAACCAGTTAAGTCCCAATTAACAGCATAACATCCACCATTACATATAGACTTATCAAATATATCACAATCAGTACATTGTTTAGGAACGTTATTTTTCCATTCATAAAATGATTTCCTCCATTCCTCATTGCAATATTCAAACCAATTGCCTTTGGGTTTCGCAATAATAGTGGGAAGATTTGCTCTCACGAATGATGTTATACCATGCTTATTAAATCTATGGCATGGAAACATAAACCCATCTACTGACCATGCAGAATAACCCCTACCAGCACCGCATGGATTACGAATAGTTTTCTTTCCAGATAAATTTGCTTCATCATTGAGATGTTTTAGGCTAACAATAGTACCTTCTTTGGCTTTTTTAATTACGAAGTTTATTATCAGTTCAAACTGTTCTGCCAATATATCTAATGATTTTTGATTCCATTCATTCTCATACACGGGAGAGTATGCTAAATCTGTTATACCTAAGTCCTCTACAAAATACTGTATACTCTCAAAAAAATATTCTATCGTATCATCTGTTAATGATGATCTTATTTTTTGCTGGGGAAATATTTTTAATGCTGCTCTTAAATTTTTATCTATTATTTTCCAACTGCCCTTTCCTGATGGTAGAATTCTGTGTTTATCATGCAATGGTTGAATACCATCTAGTGATACCATAAATAAAGAATTATTTTCTAAACACCATTCAACTTTATCAGGAGTATAGAGTAATCCATTTGTTGTTCCACCGTACTCTAAAGGTTTGTGTCCGATTTGTTCACACATGTTGGACGCAAAGCGTACTAATTTTTTCATCAACTCATATTCTAAAAGAGGTTCTCCACCCCAAAAAGAAAGTTGGTTATTTTGTGTATCATCTGTTTGTGGAAGCCACCACTTTATAATTTTCTTAGCCATCCCCTCAGTGATACTCTTTCTCTTATGTTTAGCATTCCATGTAAAACAATAGTCACAAGCTAAATTACAAGCCTCTGTTAAATCTATTGTTGTACCTGTTGGTTTAGGTACTCCCATTTAAATTCCCCCGTTATAGTAAGTTATTAAAAAAAAGTGATGTGTTAAACATTCCTCTGAATCGTAATGCAATGAGCACATTATTTTCCCCGACAAACTCTGACTTCTTTGTAATTAATAAATTGTCTATGCGTACATTTAAACCACTAGCATATTTTTGTAGTTTTAATTTGGTATTCTTTAGATCAGATATTAAATCTTGTTTTGTTATACTATAAAAATAATTCCTAAATTGTTCCGCATCAGGATTAAAATCGGTAAAAGTACTGTATGGGATATTAGTATTTTCTATCATCAAAGGTTTTACAACTAAAAGATCACAAGATAAATATTTTTTTAAATAGTGTTGTATTGCAAAAGTATCCGACCCATTTTTATATGATCGAACCATTGTAATATCTTTTGAATTCTTTCTTCTAGTTGCAAACAAACAGACTGCTCGCATCATTTTAAACATATCATCAGGTATATTTAAATTAACTCTATAATTTTCTATTTGTAATCTATCATCAACTAGTTTAATAAACTCTGGAGTTAGTTTTGCTTTTAAATCCAGTGCATCATATATCACATAATCTATATCTATCTCTTCTAATTCACAAAGTTCTAATACTTTCTCTTGATTAACAAGGAGGAGTACTCTTCCATCTTCGGAAATACCTCTGTACATATTATAAGTATTAATAAACTCTAATATAATAATTTCACACCCAGCAGCACGAAGCTCACTAATACAATATTTATGTCCTGCGTGCATAGAAAGTTCAGTGTCATTTATTTTATTATAATTAATACTCAACTTACCAATTTTTTTATCAGGATTCGCATCTAAAATTTCTTTTATCGGATTATTACCTTGTACTATTTTCATTTGCTTCTCCTAACAGTAGGGGTTTTGTTTACCCCATATGATTTTTGTCCCTTCCGAAATATAATCCTCTGTATGTTTCATTCTAAACCTATATAAGTCAGGAGAGTTCATATGACATTCACCTGCTGTATTGATATAAGTAGAATTTATAATGAAAGACCCCCATTTGTTTATTGATTCTGCAATAGTGTGTTTCCATACAGGAATTTTTGCTATTGTTACATGACCTGTATTTGGATTTTCTGTTTTATCATATGGTAAAATAGAAACATATCCACTCTGACCAAAGTCTGCATTATTTAAAAAGTAATCATATGTTATATCTCTAGTTCTTTCTATAAATTTCATAACAGAACTCAGATGATCTGATTCTCCTTTTACATGATCAGCTAATGCTCTATATCTAATTTCCTGCGGTTCATAACTCCTACAAATTTTATCAATCACCATATTTTTTTGAATGGTATCTTCTGTTTTACCTATAACTATATTATATCCATATTCAAAATTAAACTTTATTAAATTTTCTGTTACACTTCTGATAAAATCTTCCGGTGTATTTTTATCAGTACTCAAAGACCACATTATTTTATTTGTATTTTCAAATTGTTTTAAATAATCTCCATCTAATAACTTTATACCGTTTGTATAAATATATATTTTATTTTGTCTTGTGTTAGTAATGTGGTTTATAAAAGAAGGTAAACTATCTGCTACTGTCGGTTCTCCACCAACGAATTTAATCATAGGATGAACACCATCATATACATATTCTTTTAAAGAGGTACTAGATAAATCTTTTGGTTCAGAAGGAACGAATGCATCTAGACTTTTTATAAGTTTTTCTGTAGACGTATCTCCCGGAAGTTGTAATAACAAATATCTATTATAACAATAGTCACAATGTTTATTACACTCATTAGTCATGTGGTAAAACGCATGTAAATATCCCACTGATTCTTCATTGAGTCTATGTATCTTATTCCATACTTTTAAATCGGGTTCTAAAATAGTATCTTCACCTTCGTATCTTAAAAAAGCACCCTTCTTTTTGGAAGTGTATAATTCTTTTTCTACAATTTTTCTATCTATATCTAATCCGTGTACTATTTCCATCATTCCCCCTATGTCCAAGGATACCTATATGCCACACCATCACAGGCATCACATCCAGCGTCCACATTACATGAAGCATCACACGTATCACATACGGCATCTTCATAGCATTCATTGTGGCAGAGTGAACACGCCTCTTCATCATTATAACATGTAGAGTTGCATGAACATGTGGAATAACCACTATGACAAGATGTATTACATGTATCACAAGAATTATTGTAACATTTATTATCACACAGACTACAAGAGCCTTTTGTATCCCATTGATAACATGTAGAGTTGCATGTATCACAAGAATTACTATAACAAGAAGAATGACAATGACTGCAACCAGAATATCCATTACACCCACTGTCACATAAATCACATGCATCTGCATTACAACTCGCATCACAAGTCTCACAAGCGTCCTCGTGGCAACTCGAATCACAAAGAGTACAACCATCATCACCATCACACAGATCACATAGATAACAATGTTCATCTTGTAGTGTATTTGTATTGTCTCGTATTTCGTTTATATGATCAGGTAAAACAGATGACGTTAGAATTGGTACTGTCCATCCCCAAGGGACATCTTCATCACAAACAGCACAACCCGGATCATCGGATAAACCATATAAGTAGTCTACCGCATCTTGCATCTCCGTAATAGCTGTTACTTTAATTCTAACTCCGGTGGCAGGACTATCAGTAAAACCAGTAGGAGCTTCACCATACGCAGCTAACCACGCATCTATTGCATCCTGTAGTTCTGTGAAATGTATTGTTCTTTTACGAACTCTATTAGCACCAGAAGTTATCGGATCTGGAGCTGTCCACTCTTGCTCTGCCATTATTAATCCCCTCCAACTACTTGAGCAACTCCTTCAGTTGCGGCATCAAACTCAACTGTTAACTGATTGACAGTTACAAATGTAATTACGGGTTCATCATAAGTTCCAGCAACAGATACATCTCCAACGATAACTTCAACATTACAATATTTAAAACCCAAATTATGGTTAATTGTCCATGTCGCAGCAGGAGCACCTTCTGTATGTAAAAATGTTCTACTAGCAACATACTCTACTAC